CAATGATATATATTTCCTGTAGTTCCATCATAAGTTAGAATCAATAATGTATTCGCAGTTTGAGTTGCATAATTATAAACTCTAACTACATCTTCTAATGGCACTACTACTTCTTGAGATATACCAATTCCATCGACAGTTAGAAAATTATTACCCTTGAATTGTATATTAAGACAATCCTGCATATGGTCTAAGGGAGTATTTTCAACATCTCCCCTAGCCCATAATCCTTTTAGATTACTTAAATCTACTGGTTCGTGGCCTCTGACCATTATTGTCTCAATTGAATGAATGCGTTATCACAGAATGCGCAAACCCTCTGTATTTCAACTATGCGGGCACAGTAATAATGTAAGCAGCAGTATCAGTAACCCAATTCCTCCAAACATCTGTAGTTCCGGGTTTGTAACCTTTAGCAATAGTTACATTGGCTGCTGCATCTGAAAATACATTATGCAATACCATATTTAAATCACCCTGTGCAGAAACAGCAACAAGGTTAACTTTAAAGTTAGTATCATCAGCAGCCTGATTAAACACATTCCAATCAAACAATCCTTTTGAAGATGACATTCCAATTGCATTGGTATTCCGAGTAAATACATTTCGAGTAACTCGCCATTTCTGGGGAACAGCAGCACCAGTGCTTAATCCCTTAATAGCAGTTCCCGTTAAATCTTCAAATCTATTATTCTGAATAAGGGCGAAGCCAGAACCACCACTATCTTCAATTCCAATTTGTCCTGTACCACCTTGACCCGCAAATAAACAATCAGAAATTTCCACATGTCCAGCATCAATAGTATCTACTGATGCAGAACGTGTAAGTCTAATTCCGGCGGAACTAGTATGTGGAGTAAATGAAATATTATTAATACTCCAACCCTGAGCACGTAATTCTAATAATGGAGTAGACGCTACAGCACCAGAAGCGGGTGCCATCCAAGTAGCGCCACCACCAGTAGGAACGCCACCACTAGTAGACTGTCTAGGACGATTAGCTGCACCAATAATAGTTACATCGTATATATCTAATGGGGCAACACACTGTTCCCTTAATACTCCACCCAAGACAATTACATCACGACTACGTAATAGTCCTCCCGTCAATAATGTAGTCATTGACGTAAATGAACCCCTTGGCCCCTTACCATCAGGAAATACAAACCAAGTCCTACCAATAGAACCTAATCTATTGGATAAGTTCATATCTCGACTATCCTGCCGTAATTGCTGCCATAAACCGGGTTGACCTGACATAATATTATCTCCGTCCTATCTTTAGAACGTCCATGAAAATCCCCATGAACAGAGAATTACTCAACCATGCGAGAATTCTTGTATCCACTTCTAAACGGTCTACGTCGTGTAGTTATTCTTTGTCTCCCCTTTGTTGGTATGGTTAACGCTCTATCTAATCCCTGAAGTGCATCCAAATACAATCTTTGGCTGCGTCCTTCATTTTCTTCTATGTCGGATGCTACAAGACTAGCAACGCGATTACCCAAAAATGACAGACTATTTTGAACAAGTAAATCAGTAGTAATATCCGTAAGTTCTGTAAATAAGTTACGAACATAATCTAACTTAATATCGTTATCAGCATTAGCTGCTAAAACCTTAATTGCATTTGTCGCCCACTGATAATTAACTAATGTGCTAATTTGAGCATTCAAATCATATTGGGGTAAATAATCTAGTTTAGTCATGGTAATCCATTGGTTTAATCCCTCTGGACTTTCCCATACAACTTTAGGTTCAATTAAATCAGTTGGTAAAATTCTACCCGCTGTTCCTGTAAATCCAATAGTCACAATTCCTGCTGATGCAGTAGGAACATTAATTACTGCACTTGTAGTATCAGTAACAGGAATATTATTGGCTTCATATATTTCCTGTAATTCAGCTAAAGCAATATTAAGAAATGGCAACTGTACAGCATCCGTATAAAGAGTTTGACTAGCATCATTTAAACGAGCTGCTGCAAAATTTGCAACTTGCGTTCCGGTTAAGTTTACAGTTGCCATTCTTGTGTCCTACTTAGTTAACAAGTTCCCAATCAATAGATAATAAATCTGTTTGAGAACACAACCAAGGAACCAATTTGTTATCTACAGTTTTCATATAAACATAAGGTAAAGACATTTTAGAATTTTCATCAGGAATTTGTAAAGCTAAATACATATCTTTACCATTCCAACCCCGTCGAGTTACTTTATTACCATTGTGCATTTCTTTAACTGCCCAACCAATACCATTCATATATACTCCTACTTAGTCAAATCAACAATGCCCAATTTCTGAGCAAGTTTCAAATCAACCACACGATTACAAGCACCACAAATTGGATAGGCTGGATTACGTAAATTACCGCAAGCCACACATGGAATCTTCTTAATATCCAATGTAGTTTTCATCCAATCTCTATCTTGCATTCCTAATGCTTCAGCAGCCATACGCATTAGTCCGTTGATAGCACGGGGATTACCATTAGTATTGGCCCATCCCTTATCGCCTAAATCAACTAAATTTCTAAACCAGTTCTTCTGCTTTCTAGCCACTTCAGTAAATGCGGTGGAATAATTCTTCTTGATATATTCGATATCAAATGCACCCGGAACAAAGAAGAATCCAGGATATGCATCTTCAGTAATTTCTAACATACCATTGCAATAATCTTTAATTACTGCATCGGCAACAACCATTGCACCTGAAGTTAATTCAATTAGGGGCATATGCTCATCAATTTCACGCCACCAACTACTTGGCCCAACCACAAGAATAGACGGATTTTCTTCACTACCAGGCTCCAATACATAATAGGATGGCTGAGTGGTGTGTTTATGATCTGCAATTCGTAATGGACAAATTGAGACAATAGTAGCCTTATCTAATGGATTAGTCTGTTGTCTAATCGTTCGCTTATTCGTTGGTGCAATTGCCATTCCTGCTGCCATGTGAATTTCTCCTTAATTGGACTTTGATAAGCCCGTATCCGTAAGTATTAAACCAGAATCTAAAAATACACCCGTCTTATCCGATAAATGATCTCCAATGCGCGTTTCATTCCCATACAAACCCTGCATAATCTTTTTGACTCGTTCTTTTTGTGCCTCTAATCCATTATTTCCATCTGCATCTGGATCTTGTATTGCAAGTGGATTGGGGCCTCTACCGAGTCTATAGTGAATCATGTCTACAATAATTTTGCAGACTTCCCAATTAGGAGGTAATGGATTGGTATTGCTATCCCAAAATGGATGTATTGGTTCATAACTAATTTTAGCCCCACATAATTCCTTCTGCTGCTCAGCGGGAACTAACACTAATCGCTCAAATACATAATGCTTGGGTAAATGTGGATACTTCTTCATCTCACGCATTTCAGTTACGCGCCTAATGAATATTCCACCCTGACCATAATCTTCCCAAGTTCCAAATCTTTTCTCATAATGGTCAGGTGCCCAACTAACCCGCCATATAGGTAGACATGAAATTGTATCAGTTCCAAAATGTTCAATTAAACGTGCATTAATTATCTCACGAAGAGATTTATTTGGTTCTGACTTTTCATTTACTATGTTTAATGTGTCCATATTCAAATTTGAAGTGCGATGCAGTTTTTAAACCACACCGCACTTCAATCCTTAATTAAGCAACAGTCATCACGTAATACAAACGAGTGCGAGGATCATAATACAACGTTACAGGACGATCCGCAACACTTGTGTATGCAGCATGGATTGCACCACTACCACTACCACCAGTATTGAATGCAGTAGCATATGCAGAAGTAAACACAAATGTTAACTCATGATATGCTTCTACAGGTGGATTAATCTTGGTAATAGAAGTAGTTCCAGTCACCCGAGTAAACTTATGCGTAGGAGTAATAGTTGCAGCCGAAGCAATAGTATTAGGCTGTAACTGTTGCGGACTTTGCGCGGTATAGAAGTCAAAAGGATAATTTGCCATGATTGGTTATCTCCTCTTAACTAACAGTGACAGTATAAGTACCCGCAGCGGCGGATAACGTGATAGTTACAGTAGTAGCAGCGGCGATTGAGATATTTAGAACTTTGTCATTAACATCAACAAGTTCTAACATTGCAGTAACAGCATTAAACTTAACTGTTGCCTGATTAGTGAATGAAGCAGACGATAATGCCTGCCCATTTCCGATAGTTCCCGTTACAGTTGCCGAAATAACACCAGCCATAATTAGATTTTCCTCTCTGTCTAATTAGTAACCAGCAGGAATTTGCAGGTTATCAATATAAGCACACGCCGCGGGGTTATTCACGAATACCTGAAAACCCGTAACCATGTAGAAGATTTCCGCAGTAGCCACTCCACCACTAGCACCGCGAATTTCAAAAATATTACGTCCGTCAGTCTTATAGAATCCAACAGGTAGAGTTTCGCCGCGGCCCCAAACATTATCCGTGACAAAATCAATACGAG